CGTACTGCACCTTTTTCACGACACATACGGCTCATCTGATAGAAGAGCATGTATTGGAGACGTCGTTCTGGCGCTGCGTCAGGATTAGACCGATAATCCCATTCAATGACTGATTTATCTACAACAAGCCGGTGCTGATTAAGTACAGGCTCAAGTGTGTCAATGATTCGGTCTTCTTTACGTACGTTGGCACGTGTTTCTTCGATGTATAACGATTGTTTGGTCTGTTGAAGATGTTTCTTAAATAGTTCACCGACTATACCGTCACCAAAGTTTGATTCAATAAGAAGTGTTTTTGCGTTGTATTTTTTGCAGCCCCTCAGAATGTCCAAAAGCGTTTGGTCTGAGTATCCGTCATTGTAAGCACGCATTTCGTGCAAGTACATGACACCGTTTCGTTGGCTGATATAAGCTGCAACCGTTTCATCCGATCCACGACCCGACGGGTCAACAGAGCAGATTGTGTTAGCGTAAGGACCCCATTCCCCCTTGAGCTGCATTGGACTGTAGAAATAATCTCCAGGTAGTCCGACAGTTGGGAGTTCTTTGAGGCAATTTTTGGGGTCTGAGCACCAGATGATGTCGTCTGGAGCAGAAGTGGGATTAACGCTAGTGACGACAAGGTCAGCATTTTTAAGTGGAAACTTCTCTGCGTCGCTAAGGCTCGTATCGAGCATAAACTGAAGCATGAAGTTACTGCGTCCCATTGACGCTTCACGTTCGAGTAGATCATCATCTTGGAATCGGTCAGGATCTGTTACGTCCCAAGGTTTTGCTCCTTGATCAATGTCTGCTTGAAGTTCAGGAGCAATAACACCTTCGTAATTAGCCATTGAACGTGGCACACGTGCAGGCCACACGAATGGTCTGTAGTTACGTTCAGCTAACTTTTTGTAGATCGTAAAAGTAGTCTGGGGAGTACCCAGGTACATGATGCGGGAGTCATCCTTTGGTGTAAGGATAGACTCGGCTTCCGTACATAGTTGTAGGAGTTTTTCCCGCATCATTTCAGTCATTGAGTTACCAGGAACTTCAATGTCGTCTAGAATCATTAAATCTGCGCGGCTTCCGGTGAGCTGTCCAGTGATGCCCACGCTTTTTACGCTGGGTGCCTGGCTCGGGGAGCAGTTCACATCGAAGCTTATCCGCGACCACCTTGCATCGTCTGACTTGGGCTGTAAATGAGAAAGCCATGGTGTTTCAATGATTAGTTTTTGAAGAAAGATAGACATGTTGTCGGCCCGTTCTTTAGAGGCCGAAATGATCATGATCTTTTTTTCAGGGTTATTGAAAAGCGTCCACAGAACGAAGGCTCCAGTAATCCAGGACTTTCCAACTCCACGGAAAGCCTGTATTTGAAGACGCTTAGGTCCAGACTGAAGATATTCTGCGATTGCATATTGTGCTTTTGTAGGCTCGGGTAGATCAAGTTGGGACCACAATGCTTGTAGAAACAGCTTGAAGTCACCCTGTAACGCCTCTAGGACGTTTGACATGTAGGTAAGTTATTTAGAAAAGATCAAGCGGCATACCCATAAGAGCGGCATAGCCGGTTGCTCTCATGTTTGTGTTGGCACGATCGACAATCTGTGAACCACTTTCGGAACCATAAAAGGCTCCAGGTACAGGAAGGTGTAGATCACCATTGAGTGCAGTACGACGTTGTTGGGTATTAGATTTTTTACCGCGTAGCCGTGTTAATTCTCGATCAATGTCTGCTTGAATAAAATCTTTGTACAGAACATCAAATGCTTTTTTACGATTAGGTAAATCAGCCTTAGAAAAATCAGGCATGTCACGGGGTCTCATGCCCTGTCGTTCCATATAACGATGGATTCTGTTGTGACTATCTTTACTTAGATACTCAAAATTAGAATCAACATCGCCCAAATTCATGCCTTGTGCGGCTGCGTGCTTTGATAAGGCTAAAGCATCGGCTTCAGATAAACCCTCAAACAAGGGCTTGTACAGCATAATCATGCGTTTGTGATGTCGGTCAAAACCAGGGACACTGGGAGGCTTGTAACGAGGGGCACCACCCCTTTGCACAGCTTCTGCCCTGGTACGTGCTCCATCAACATGCCTGTTTCTTAGGCCAACTCTGCCGCCTCCTTTGTCTTGAAGCTCCCGTTCATACCCAAGCTGCCTTCCTGCATCTGAAATGCTCATTCCTGGGTTTTGTTTCAGAAGGTTTTCGACATCTTGATACTTACGTTTGCGTTCTGCCATCAGTTAATGTGGGATAAAATCAATGATTCTCTAAGTAAATTTTTTCCAAATTGCTCTCTCATCCAAGAGCGCCAATGGAGGCTTCCTTTGTCCTGATTACAACAGGCACACGCTGGTACGACATTCGATGTGATGTCTTCACCCCCAAGAGAACGAGGATGTACGTGGTCAAGAGTAAGTTCATGTAATTCATAAGTAATTCCGCAATAAACACATGTGCATCCAAAGTGTTCTTTGATGCTGCGCCTCCAAAGGCGCTTGGCTTCAGAGGACGTCATGGTTATTAGGTTGTGTATGTAATGATCAGGTGTAGGAAGCAAAGGGGTCATGCGCGGCTACGGTTTCTTGCTCGGTTCTTAGATGCTTTTTCCATAAAGGTTTTCCCATTCTTTTTATGGGAAACATCTTTGCCGTCACCGTTGCCGTAGGTGCCCTTCTGTCGGTTAATACGTTTGAGTTCTACCCTGCGCTTAACCTCTTTCTTTTTCTTGTTGTATTTGCGCTGGTAAGCACGCTTGACCAAAAGGGATCTGCGGTTACCGGCGTAATGAGCTGTAGATTTACCGGACTGCTGAGCCATAAAGTCGTTTTTGTACCATTTCAGGGTCGATCTCGGGCATCACCTGGGCGAGCTTTGAAAGAGGGTTGCCGTCGTAAGCCACACCACTGATGTCGTTAGTCTTTAACCAGTCACAAGCTGCTTTTAGGTCTTGAGTTGTCGCCTCACCCGACTTGATGCGGGCAAGAAACTCAGTAGTGACCAAATTATGCAGCTCGTTAAACTGGTCTTCTGTTGCTTTTTTCTTAGCCATTTCTAAGAACTATTTGGTCTAGTTTGTTTTCAATACGTACCATGTGGTCTTCCATACGGTCGACCATCATTTGTAGATCAGTTTTGGAAACGTAGTCCTGAGCAACACCCAGCTCTACACCGTCGATACGGCGATCTAGACCGCTAATGCGATCGTGTACGTTATTGATTCTTTGATGTAGTCGGTTGTTCAGGGCTGCTCCCGCTGCTATTGCCGCTATCGAGAGACTTACTATTGCTTCCAGCATTGATAGAGACGATTGGTACGATGTCGTGACACAACATTTCTACCCTGCTACCAGGTCTAAAAGTAAACCCAGCTTTCATGATTTCTGTGCACTTGAGTGCTCTAGCTAACTCATATTCAAGACGCATCTTTTGTTCGTGTCGTCTAGCAATTTGCTTGCACTGCTCGATCATGCCACCATCTAGTGGCACCATAAAGTTAATTTGTGCTCCAAAGTTGTTAGACCTTACATATCCATCAGATTCATATGGAATAGTATCGTTGCCCATATAGAAAGGGCTGAACGTCATTGTAGCGCCATTACAAGAGCTATTAGATCCAAAAATTTGCCTCGATGGTGCACCATTGTTTTGAAACTGCACAGCCTGATTAGTTACATTACCGGTTGCTGCTGCAACAGGATTAGATGTATTTTGTACTTCAGGCTCTGCAAACGCAGGTGTCACTGCGAGAAGATAGAAAGCGAGGTAGTAGTAGAGGTTGAATCGATTGTTTCTGTGATGTCGATTGTTTCGACAACTCCCGCGTCGCGAGTCGTGATCTCTAGAGACCAAGGATCGCCAGCGGTAGTTACAGCAAATGTTGTTGAGGAGCCAGCGATGTCTGCGCTTGGCGTAACGTTTGAACCACTCCATGATGAGTAATCACCACCATAGACTTCTTGTTCGATAGTCCGTTCAATATCAACCGTGGTGGTAGTAGTCGATTGCATTGAACCCTGCGTGAACTGTGGTGTCACAGTTTGTGCAGAAACTGGAGCAGCCAGGAGCAGGAGCATAAGTAGCTTCTTCATTCCTTTCTTTCGCGTGTAATTGAGAAGGTTGCAAGTGTGCCGCTAAGAATTGATGCGACATAAGTTGGGTCCATTTTTTCCATCCATCCTGCATAACTTGCAGTTAAGAGTCCGGCGGACCAGACGAGGACGACGAATTTGATGAACCCTTCTTTTTTGTTATCTTTGTCCATGCTTGTTTAAGAATGGGCTTCATCACAGTTACAGTGTGTTTGAACACTGCTGTTGCTGTAAGGGTGGCTGCAACAGACACGGTGGCTGTAGTACCAGCCGTGACGAGTATTTCGTTAGACGGGAGAGGCATGGTTACATCCGTAAATGGGATGTCTACCTTTCGTGTGTCTTGAGGTATGTCCGGTAGTTTTACCGGAGGAGGTTGTGGTTTAGGTTGTTCTTTTTCTGATGGTGTTGTCCCTTTGACTCCCGGAGGCGGTCGAAGGTCCCTAGGAGGCACCACAAGCGGCTTGTACGAAGGTATATCCGCTCGTGGGACATCTAGTACCGGACGGGGTAAAACAAGGGGCTCAGGGAGC